ATAAAACTAAATTACTTTATAGATCGTGGCAGCAACTATAGACGCAACAATAAAAGGAGCTAGTGCTAATAGTTATGTCACATTGGCAGAAGCCAATACTTATTTTGAAACAGTCCCAGACTCTTCAACTTGGGATAATAAAACGGACGATCAAAAGAAGAGATCATTAATATCAGCTACCAGATGGATCGACAGTTTCGTATTCTACGGAGATAGATGCGATTCTGGTCAAGCACTGAAATTTCCTAGAAATAATTATCAGGTAGATGGAGTTGAATTAGCTTGCAGTACAATTCCAAATAATATTAAGTATGCCGAATATGAACTAGCTAGAGCACTAGCAAATGACACAGATGCTATGACAGGCAATACAGGAACAGATGGTAACTTCTCTGAAGTAAAGCTAGGAGATATAGAAGTTAAATATAATACTGATAGTCAGGGAACTGGCTCTGTTAATAATATTTTAGATGTTTACCCTTGGTTACAAAGTTATCTTGGAGCATATATGCTAGGTGGAGCAGGAAGTTTTCAAATGAGGGTAGTTAGAGGATAATGGCAGGTCAACTAGATACAGTACTAAAAAATGTTGCCAAACAAGTTGTGTCTCAACTTGGGAACTCATTAGACACATCAATTATTTACACTCGAAAGGGTGTATCTAGTTATAACAACGCAACAGGTGAGTACATAACAGTGGACACAAACTATACAATTAAAGTGCCTGTCGAGTTTGTGCAGTCTACTGAAGAATCTGGTTTTCAGGAGAATGTTGCGAGGCTCTACATCACTCCAGACTTGATAGGCGACAACCAACCCCTACTCCAAGACGAAATAACTTTAACATTCTCTGGATCGACAAGAGGAGCTAAAATAACAGACATTCGCACACTAAAAGGAGGACAGGAATACCTGTTCCGTATTGATGTAATCTTCTAATGACTTTAGTAAACGCAAGAGCAGCATTTGAAACAGCAATTCTAGATGCAGTTCAAGACTCAAATCCAACTGTCACTGTAGTTTTTGATAACACTCCCTTTACTACTCCAGGTAAGAATAAAAAATATGTAATGGTGAATATAAACTTTAATCAATCTACTACGCAACCTCAAGGTGCAGCCCAGACATATTATTCAGGAATTATAAGATGCGGAATAATGACACCCCCCAATAGAGGTAGTGCAATAGCCTCTGAAATAGCAGAGCTTGTTATCACTGGTTTAACTTCAGTGAACGCATCTGGTTACACTGATACTTTTTCAGTATCTCCGAGAGTAGGTCAAATAGAAGGACCAACTGCTATAACTACAGATAGAGACAGTCATTTCTTAAGTGTTATAAACTGCGATTTTTCTGCTAATGGCTAAAGTAAAAGATATAAGACAATTACCTAAAGATTTCAGAAAACTTGTAACTGAAGCAAAAGCTGAAGCTGCTGCTGAAATACAAGAATCACTAATGAACCGAAGTCCTTTTTGGACAGGAACTTTTGCAGAATCCTGGATCGTAAGTAAAACTGAAGTACAAGCAACTCTACCTAGACAGGGAGAATTTGATCCGAGTCAAGATGATACACCTCCAAGGTTAGCTAGTAGTATATTCAGAGATACAAGTCAGCGTGGTGATAGAGTTTACGTACCATTAAAAAGTCCTGTATTTATAGGCAACAAAGCCGATTATGCTGCTTTTGTAATTAACAAGGCAAAACTTAAAGGTGAGGGAATAAAATACGAATCTTTATTTAAAGCAGGAGCTAGAACAACACCAAGACCAAATGTTCCTAATTGGTATGATGTATATACGAAAAGTAAGGAAATATTTAAAGATATTGATAAAGGGTTTTTAGCATTAAATAGAGGTTTCACAACTAAAACAACTAAGCCAGCAGGAACATACTAAGCTATACTACAAGAGTAGATACAATTTTTTATGCCAACAGTAAGAGCAATCGACAAACTAAAGCAAGCCTTCAGTGTCGAAGAACGCAGTAGCTACTCTATTTTTAAAGGAGAACAACTGGTTTTAAAAATCTTTTGGTCCCCCCTTACAATCGCTGATAGAGATACCATAAACAGTACACTAATAGCTATGAACAAAGGTCAAGAGGAAGGAAGTCTTGACTTTGCACTTCAAGTTATTGTTACAAAAGCTGAAGATGAATCAGGTGCAAAACTATTTTCAGCAGCAGATTTACCTTCACTAAGAAGAGAAATACCTCTTGCAGTTTTATTAGATATTATGGGTAAAATGCAAAGTTTGGGCGAGGAGGAAAGCCCTGATGCCGTAAAAAGATAAGTTAAAAAAAGATAATTTTGTGTTTTTGCAATTTTTTATTGCAGAAAAATTAGGCTACACCCATAAGGAGTTAAGGGAAAGAATGTCTGTAAAAGAACTATATACTTGGAACGCTTATTTTACTATAAAAGCGGAAAGAGAAGAAAAAGCATACGAAAAAGCAAAGAGACAAGCTCAGACTCGTAAGGTACGCTAATATAGAATTATTTAGTATAAATAGTCGTGGCTGCTAATTACAAAGTAAATATAGAACTAGATACCAAAAAGTTAGATCGGCAGCTTAAACGACTAAAGACTCAGGTAGAAGAAGTAGGAAAAGTAAAGAGAGGTGGAAGAGGAGGAAGCAGAGGAGGAAAAGGAGGTGTAGGTCAGGGTATGTTTAAGGGTATGCTTGATATTCCTGATCGAATACAAGTACGACAGTTTGCAAAAACTATAAATCCATTACTTAATAAGGCCGATAAAATTGCTGACAAAGGAGGTATGCTTGCTCTCCCTAACAGCAAAATGTTAAATGCTTCTGTTAAGGGAATACAAAGAATACAAACATCAGAAGATAAGATTGCGAAGTTTGCAGAAAGACGAGCTAGTGCGAATAAAAGGTCAGCCACAGCCAGTAAAGATATATTGGAAGCGTCTAAAGCATCAGCAAAAGCAGGAGCAGCATACGCTAGAAGTATGCAAAGAGCTTCTGGAGTTAACACTAACCAGGCAGGATTAGGGCTCATTAATCTTGCTGGTAGAGCAGGAAGGTTAGGAGGTAGATCAGCAGCATTAACAGATCAACAAACTGCACTTCGACAACCCAGAGGTTTACCTAGTGCCTCAATGCTTAACGCAGAATCAAGAGGAATACAAAGAGTACCCACTGCTTCACAATTATTAAGTAGACCAACAGGAGGGGTAACTACACCCTTTATTACGACATCTGCTCAAAAAGCTGCTCAATTTGAAGAAAGAATAAATGCAGCTAGAAAGAGGTCAGAAAGACTTAATACTCGTTTAATAGGTTCGGAGTCGGTAAGAAATAAACAATTAATAAGAACAAATAACTTTATTCAGGCTCAAAATAAAGCTACCCGAAAACAAGCAGATAATATACGAAAACTGGGTGATAGTTTTGGAAAATTAGGCACAGGTGTTTCCAAATTTCAAGAGGGTATAGCTCCAGTTACTAGAGGACCAGGAGGAAGAATGTTAGGTCTTCCTACTTCAGAAATGTTAAATACAAGAATTAGATCAACAGGACAAACAGGAGGTTTTGGTAAACAAAGTCGTTTTGCTCAAGGAATACCAGGGAAAAGTTTCATGCAATCTATTGGAGCTACCCAAGGATTCGATGTACAGAGTGCAATAATAAGTGGTATGTTCCCCTTGTTATTTGGTCAAGGGCCATTAACTGCTGCTGGTGGTGCTATTGGTGGTGGTGTCGGTGGAATGTTTGGACAAATGGGTGGTTTTGCAGGAGGTTTAGCTGGAACGGCTGTTGTATCTGGGGTAGTTGGTTTAGCTAATAGTGCAAGAGAGTTAGGAGAAGCAGTAAGAAGCACATCAGGAACTATGGATATTATGAGCCAAAGATCTTTATTTAGTTCTGAAGCAGTAGAAGCACAAGCCAAAGCACTACAAAAGCAAGGTAAAGAAGCGGAGTTAGCAACATTATTAACTAATGAATTAAACGCTGTTCTTGGTGTAGGAAGTGTTGATAGATTAAAAGAGTTAGGAGTTAAATCTAAAGAAATGAATAGACAGTTTGGCATACTAACGACTCAACTACAGCTATTTATATCTGGGCCACTCACTACGTTCTTAGCGGAAATAAATAAAATATTAGGTAGAGCTACTATGTTTAACACCATAGACACAAATTTGAAACAAGTTAGAACCCAACTAGGGGAGGAAGAATTCCAGAAGAGGTCAGCAGAGATACTAAAATTCACTACATTTAAGGAAGATTTTGACAGTGCTTTGTTCGGGTTAGGGCCGAAAGGAAATGTGGGAGGTCTAGGTGCATTAAATGCATTAGACCCAGGTATTAATATTGAAGGAGTACAAGATATGGGTAGGCTTTCAGAAATATTGAAGATCTCTAGTAGAGGTTTAAGTTCTTCAAAAGTAGGAAGTTCCCCCTTAGATCCTTTGAATAGTGTTAAAGCAGAAGAAAGTAAGTTAGATGCTCTGGTTAAACAAACTCTTCAGTATGATGCAATAATAATGTTTGGTAAAGAAGAGGCTGAAATAAGAAAACAAATAAAGGAATTTGAAGAAGGAGCTACCGAACAAGAAAGATTACAAATAGCTACAGGTAAAATAACTGTAAGACAGCTTATAGAGCAGAATAATGAAGCTAAAAAGTTAGCGGATAATGCAATTTTAGTAGAAGAATCGTTTAAAAGAATGAGTGAAACAATAGCTACTGATATAGGTAATGGTATAAAAGAGCTAATAAGAGGAACATCCACTTTAAATGATGTTATGAGAAATGTACTGGATAAAATGATAGATGCTGCACTAAATATGGCAATATTTGGAAATGCTGGAGGATCTTTTTCTCCTGGTTTAGGATTGTTAGGTTCTATATTTAGAGCAAATGGAGGTCCAGTTAAAGCAGGTGGTAGTTATGTTGTAGGAGAACAGGGTCCAGAAGTATTTAGTCCTAGTGTATCTGGAATGATTACACCAAACCATGCACTCGGAGGATCAACAAACGTAGTTGTAAACGTAGATGCTTCTGGTTCTTCTGTTGAAGGAGATGAACAACAGAGTAAAGAATTGGGTCGTTTAATATCTGTTGCGGTACAATCTGAATTAATTAACCAAAAAAGACCTGGAGGTATTCTTGCGTAATGGCTACGTTTCCCTCAATAACCCCAACATACGGACAGCAAAAAAGATCCGCACCGTTGACTAGAACAGTAAGATTTGCTGATGGATATGAGCACAGAATTTTATTTGGATTGGCACAACATCAGAATCCTAAAATATTTAACTTTACCTTTAATGTTTCAGAAACAGACTCAGATACCATAGAAACTTTCTTAGATGCTCGTGCAAACGATAGTGATAGCTTTACTTTTACTCCTCCAGGGGAAAGTTCATCTTCTGAATTTGTTTGCGAAGGATGGAGTAAATCTATACCATATAGCAATAGAGCTACTATCCAAGCTACTTTTAGACAAGTATTTGAACCTGCATCCTAATGTCAGTATCAGCAGCAGTATTTAGTGATTTACAGTCAATAAATCCATCAGCGATTATTGAATTGTTTACTCTTCAATTATCGACAGCATTACATGGTGCAAATACTATCTATCGTTTTCATTCTGGAAGTAACTTAAATGCAAACGGTCAGATAGTCTGGGCTGGTAATGCTTATCTTAGATTTCCAATACAAGCAACAGGGTTTTCTTTTCAAAAAGGACAATTACCTCGACCTAAAATTACTATTAGTAATGCCACAGGATTAATCTCATCAATACTTCTATCTGTGAACGAAACTACAACTGGTAATGATTTAACAGGAGCTACAGTTACAAGAATCAGAACACTAGCTAAATTTATTGATGCTGTTAATTTTGCTGATGGTACTAATCCAACCGCAGATAACACAGCAGAATTTCCTCAAGAGGTCTATTCAATAGATCGTAAATCAGCAGAAAACAGAGAAGTTGTAGAGTTTGAGCTTGCTGCTCCTACAGATTTAGCTGGTGTAAGAATCCCCAAGCGTCAGTGTACTCGGTCCATATTCCCTAGTATTGGTACGTTTGTTCAATGACTTGGAAAGATAAAGCATTACTTCATGCGAAAGACCAAGATCCCAAGGAATGTTGCGGTTTATTGTTAAATATAAAAGGCAAAGAAAGATATTATCCCTGCAATAATCTTTCAATGACAGATCATCAATGTTTTATTATTGACCCAGAAGATTATGTAAAGGCTGATAATACTGGTGAGATTGTAGGAGTAGTTCACAGTCATCCGATTACACCTCCTAATCCTAGGCAGGCAGATAAACTCAGTTGCGAAGATAGTAATTTACCTTGATATAATGTTAATCCAAAAA